CATCAAATCCACAATTTGTTGCTGATCAACTAATATCAAATCCTTATAAAATTAAGCAGGATTATCAAGATATTAAATTAAGCAGAATGACATATGGTAAAAAAGATTTTGCTATAGATACAACCTATATACAGTCACAAGATGAGGCACACAGTTTAATGAAGTGGCTAGTTGAAAAAATTACTAAGCCAAGAAGATCACTAGGCGTTCAGATATTTTCAATACCAACAATTCAATTGGGAGATATTGTTAGTGTAGACTATAAAGAAAATAACATAAGTATGGCATCTGATCCAAACAATAGGTTTGTTGTATATAACATTGAATTTTCCAGAAGTTCCGATGGGCCGTCTATGACTTTGTTTTTAAGTGAGGTTGTGTAATGTCAAGTCCAATAAAATCAGTAGATCCAGTTTATCTCTCTGCAGTGGCAGCAATTCCAGAACCATCTCAATCAAAAGAAGATGATTCAGTAAAAATTGCAACGCCAGATTTAATTCTTGCAAATGATGAAATGATGTCAATAGAAATAATGACAGACTTAATATTTGAGGATATAGGCGGATACGAACTTGCAACAATTTCAAGGCACGATTTGGTTAATGGTCAAAAAGTTATATATGCTCCAATTAAAAACCTTACAGACCTTTATCTTCAGTATAACCCAAACAATGTTTTAAGACTTCAGTCTGCCGATTCATACTTTAAATCATTATCTTTGTCTATTCTTGATCATATTCCAGTGTGTGGAACAGGCTATGATCTAGTTGGCACTGACCCAGACCTTACAAAACGAACTAAAGTGCCTAACTGTAAGTCTGTTTATATAGACCCCATAACTGGAGACCTAGTTATTAATGTTGTTAATGTTAAAGAAAATGAGCAGGTCGAGGTAGAAATATTGACCGCTGGAAATATTTTTGATGATACAATATACTATGGGAGCAGCCAATGATAACTAATACAGGAAAAAATCTTTTAGCAAAATACCTTGTGGGGCAAACACCATCATATGCATCTCATATTGCTGTTGGGTGCGGGGTAAACCCAGTAGTATCTGACTATACATTTACTACCCAAGAGTTAAATGAATTAAAAGATAAGCAATCTTTAGCATTTGAAATGTTTAGATCTCCTATTATTTCTAGGGGCTTCGTAAATGAAAATGGTCTTTCTAAAGTTGTATTAACAGCAGAACTTCCAACAGAAGAAAGATATGAGATTACAGAGGTTGGCATATTTTCTGCAGGGTCAAATCCTGTTGCTGGCTCATTTGATAGTCGAGTAATTTATTCTTTTGCAGATACTGATAACTGGAAATATAATCCAGCAGGATTATCTGCTGTCGACATTCCAGTAAAGTATGAGCCACTAGATGGAGAGTCTCAGAATGGAACAATAAATCAGAATGATAAAGTTTTTTCAACAAATGCAGACAATAGAATTTTTACACAAAATGATAGAGTAGCAAGAAATGAAAGATGTAGATTTTTAAATAACATAATTGCAATGCGTGGAGACACATCCACAATAACAATCGACGGTTCTGGAGTTATGCAGGCAGGAAGTGGGTCAAACTATATTAGGCTTGACGAAACATCTGTTGACTTTACAAAAAACAGTCCTACTGATGAATTAAGGCTTGCATTTTCTGTTGTTAGCAAAGTTGCCAATTCAGTAACCATACCAGATAATGTAAAAATACTTTTAGAGTTTTCTCATACTGGCCCAAACTCAAGTCAAGAATATGCAAGGTTTCAGGTAAACATTGATGACACCTCTTACTCCGCTGGCACCGCCCCAAAAGAAAATAATTTTGCAACGAATAGATATATTGTTTCTACTAGTTCATTTCAAGATTTAAAGAAGAGTGCTAGTTTTAGTTGGGCGGATGCTTCAACTGCTAAGATATATACATCAATAACTAAAGACGGATTACCTTCAGAATCTTTTTACATTTGTTTGGATGCTTTAAGAATTGAAAATACAACATCTACAAACTCGTTGTATGGGCTAACTGGTTATTCTGTAATTAAAAATGTACAGGCTAGACCAATCATTAAGTCTGCAAATACAACTAACTATATAGAGTTTAGATTTGTTTTGGATGTTTAGCCATGGCAAATACACCAGATAAAGGAATAAAAAATGTTATTATTAAAAAAGATGCCTTGGGAAAGGTCACAAGCAAAAACTCTGTTGTTGTAAGATTTCGCCTGGTATCTGAAGATAAAAATAGAAAATCGGCTTACTCTCAAATATATGTTGCTGAGTCTGGAGAGGTCTACTTGGGAGTTGGAGATATAAACCTCGTTGGAAATACTATTATAGTTAACTGGGCTGCTGGAGAAATAATGACGCAGATACTTTATGATGTATTTATTGGATTTGATTCTGCTACCCCAACATATAGGGCATCTACAGGATCATCAAACTATTCATTTTTAAAAACTGGTACATCTTCTGTTCAGGTTATTGTTCAAGCATCTTCTATAAATCCCACACTAAATAATAATTTAAAGATATATGATTCTGGAATAGTGAGTCTGGTATAATTATATTATGGCAATTTTACCATTACCCGAAAGAGGACAGCCACTAGATGTAACTTATCTTTATCAGATAGTTAAGGCTTTGAACGACCTGTCAACACAGGCATCTACATCTATTTATAAATATGTTACAGTTGATACTCCTAACGCAGGAAAGCAAAGCGTAAAGACATCAGAGGCAAGAATTATTGGAGGATATGTTCAGGTAACATCTGGATCATCTCAAACCGCTGGGTCATCTCAGTCATTTTCTTACAGCCTTCCAAGTGAATTTAAATTTCCTCCAGTTGTTACTGCAACGCCAATAAATATTGGAAATACAGATGCTGGAAAGGATGTTACTGTTACACTACTTAGCGTATCAACTTCAAAAATTGAAGGAACCGTTAAGTTCAATGTTGGTGGAGATACCACTGTCGGAGTTAACCTATTGATAGTTGGAATACCTAACTAATGATTTATTGTAAAAAATGTAAGGGTAGAATGTTTGTTGATAGATCTTATTCACAAATAAATAATCTTGAATTATATTGTATGTCTTGCGGATCAAGGACCTTCTTTCATCCGCCCAGCAACTCAAAGGAGGGCATGTGGCTGTTAAAAAGGGAAGTATTGAGAGCGAAGGCTACAATGTCCTCCCTGTAATTCCAGGGAATAAAAAGGTCTGGTTCTTAAATGGTGATCTTGTTAGAATACATCACCTTAATAAATCTAATGGAATAATGTCTGTTTATAATATTAATAAAGACAGAATTGAAAGTTGTTTAATTAATGATTTTAAAAAAAATAGAGAACGAGCATACACCGTTGGGGAGACTGCTAGTTTAGTTAATCGTCATAAAAAATATATGCCATCACTAATGAGAAGAGGAATTATTCCATTTCCTAAAGGATCTCAAAAGGGTGGTGCAAGAGGATTCAGAGTTAGATCATATTACTCTGAGTCGCAAGTTAGAGAGATTCGTGATATACTGGCTACATACCATATTGGTAGGCCAAGAAAAGATAAGTTAATTACAAACGATATTACTCCCAGCAAGGCTGAGTTGACTAGACGAATGGGAGATGGTATACTTACATATACGAGAACTGAAGATGGGCGGTTTGTTCCAATTTGGAATGAATCTATTTAGCGAAGGGTATGAAATGGAAAACGAAGCAACAAAGGTATCTGTAACACTTGGATATACTTTAAATTTAGGAAACTTTCAATCGCTTAGACTAGATCTTGGCGTAACAGATGCAAGGCGTGATGGAGAAAATGTAGATCAGGCTTTTGAGCGTGTATACAAGTTTGTTGAAGACAAACTAACAGCAAAGATTTTGGAAGCACAGACCGAGGCTGAAGCAAAGTAATGGCAGACCGCAAAGACCGAATGGCTTTGCTCAGTCGCTACAACAAACTTCATTTGCAGAGATACGAGCAAAAGGCCAACTTAAACTTAAATGTTGAGCAGTGGGCTGCCGATGGTCTTATTGAGTCATATGGAATTTCGGCATGCTACGATTTGTTAGATTTTTATTTTCAGGTATCTGCAAGCCCATCGTGGAATGTTTTTGCTTACAAGGCTCAAGATTTGTTAGATAGAAAAAATGAAATACAAAAAGATATTAAAGATAGAGCAGAGCGTAGACAGAAAGCAAAGGAGTGGCTAAGTGAATAATACAGAGTCAAAACTAATTACCGCTGTATTACAGGATAAACAAATTCATGTATTGCTACAGGCTAATGTTGAAAACCTTTTGAGAACCCATGGAGATATTTGGAATTTTATAAGGCTTTATTTTGAGAATAATTCCTCACTACCGCCAGCAGACCTAGTTAGAGAAAAATTTAGAGACTTTGATCCAATCCCAGGCGTAGGTGCAACTAAGCACCACCTAGAAGAATTGCAAGGAGAATATCTAAGCGATAGTCTAAAAGATATTCTAAGATCTGCTGCAACACAGGTTCAGCAAGGTGAGGGTGGCAAGGCTTTAGAAAGTCTTATTACTCAAACATCTGAATTAAAAAAGAATACTGCTGCTATCAGAGACATTGATGTTACTGACCTAGATTCTGCAGTTGCATATTTTGAAAATGTAAAAAAGCAACAAGAGTTAGGCCATATAGGAATTAAGACTGGGCTACCAGGATTTGATAACTACCTGCCTTCTGGAATCATGCCAGGGCAACTAGGAGTCTTCTTGGCATATCCAGGTATCGGAAAGTCCTGGTTGGCTCTCTATTTCGCTGTACAGGCCTGGAAACAGGGTCGTAGCCCATTGGTCATCAGTCTTGAAATGAGTGAGACAGAGGTTCGCAATCGTGTCTTTGCAATTATGGGTGAGGGTAGATGGTCTCATAGAAAATTAAGTAATGGAGAAATAGAGTTAGACATGCTAAAAGAATGGCATGCAAAAAATCTACAGGGCAAGCCAGAGTTTCACATCATTTCAAATGATCAGGGTGGTGAAATCAATCCATCAGTTCTTCGTGGAAAGATTGATCAATATAAACCAGACTTTGTCATTGTTGACTATTTACAACTAATGTCTCCAAATCAAAAGTCTGAAAATGAGACGGTACGAATGAAGAACCTTTCACGAGAACTTAAACTTATGGCGATCAGTGAAGAAGTTCCTATTATTGCCATTTCATCTGCTACCCCAGACGATGTAAGTGACCTATCTACGGTTCCTACATTAGGCCAAACTGCATGGTCTAGGCAGATTGCATATGATGCTGACTGGGTATTGGCGTTGGGTCGTGGGGCCAATAGTGACATTATTGAATGTGCCTTTAGAAAGAACCGTAATGGGTTTATGGGTGACTTCTTGGTACAGTGTGATTTTGATAAAGGATACTATAGATATAAAGACTTTGAAGATAAGTAGGTATAATATGGTATGTCAAAAAATAGGGAAAACATTCCACCAGATTTTTATCACCACAAGCCACTCAGGAAATTTTACATCAATGGTGTAATTCAGGACGAGGCTCTATTGGGCAGACTTAAAATTGAATATATAAGGTTGTTGGTTTCAGAAATGAGGCTATGTGGATATGTGCCAAGACTTGATCTTGACCCAGACTTCACAATAAGGTATAATGATATAAAAGGTTTTTTTGAATTTGAATTATCTATACACGGAGTTTACGCAGGGAAAAGGAAGAGCGAATGGATAGCAGGGGTAGATGGAACCAATCCAATTCTTATACCGCAGAACAGGTTAAAAGAGTCCTTTCAGGATCAGGCATAAATGTTGAATCTGAACTAGATGCTGACTTTATAATATTTTGTCCATTTCATAATAATCACAGAACTCCAGCAGGAGAGGTACAGAAAAACAGCGGAATGTTCTTTTGTTTTTCCTGTCAAAAGTCTGCAGATCTTATAGAACTTGTAATGCATACTTCGGGTAGAACATATTTTGAGGCAGCAAGATTTATTAAAACAAAGGAAAAGTTGAGTAATCTGGTAGTAGACATTGATCGTAGTCTTGCTGAAGAAGAAAAATATAAGCCATTTGATGAATTAATAATTAAAAGATTACATAACAATCTTTCTTTATCAGAAAGACCAAAGGACTATTTTAAATATCGTAAAATAACTCAACAGTCATGGAATAAATTTTCTTTAGGGTATTCAGAAAAACAGGATATGGTAACTGTTCCAGTGCATAGTCCAGACGGAGTGCCAATTGGATTTGTTGGAAGATCTATAGAGGGCAAAGACTTTAAAAATACACCAGGCTTACCAAAGAGCAAGACGTTGTTTAACTTGCATCGTGTAAAGAAATCTGATAGAGTATACATTGTAGAATCATCTTTTGATGCAATCAGGCTGGATCAGGTGGGTATTCCAGCAGTTGCAACATTAGGTGCAAATGTATCAAACAAACAAATAGAATTGCTTCAAAAGTATTTCAATAACATTATTGTTATTGCTGATAACGATGAGGCAGGAGGAAACATGAAAGATAGAATAGTTGAAAGACTTGGCTCTCGTGTTTCTGTTATTAAAATAAACAAACAATACAAAGACATAGGCGATATGCCAGATGAAGAAATTAAAGATTTAAGTTTTTCATTTGACAAAAGCATAGAGTCTATGCTAAACTAATACAAACATAAAGGAGAAAAATATGAGCATTGTAAAGGGAATTAAAAACATCAACGCCCTGCTCGACAAACCAAAGTATGAAAACGATGGACCGAAGGTAAAGTGGTTAAAACTTGCTGATGGTCAGTCTGTAAAAATTAGATTCATCGAAGAACTAGATGAAGATTCTGCAAACTATAGCGATAAGCGTGGACTAGCGCTTGTAGTTAAAGAGCATGTTAATCCAAAGGACTATAAGCGTAAGGCTGTAGATACTATGGATACAGAAGGCCGTGACTGGGCAGAAGAAATGCATCGCAAAGATCCAAAGGCTGGATGGAGAGCCCGTCTTCGCTTTTACTGCAATGTCCTAGTAGACGACGGTATTGAAGCACCATATGTTGCAATCTGGTCAATGGGTATCAGCAAGCAGTCATCATTCAACACAATTCGTGAGTATGCCCTTGAGACAGGCAGTATCTCAAACGTAGTATGGAAGTTAAAGCGTAATGGTCAGGGCACTGAAACTAATTACACTCTTATTCCATCATCGCCAGATAAGGAACCATTCGATTGGAAAGATATCGAGCCTTATCCATTGGAGTCAGCACTAAAGAAGATTCCATATGCGGAACAAGAAGCGTTCTATTTGGGCTTTGATAGCCCATCTGTAACATCATCTACCAACACTGATTGGTAAGATGAATTACGTAGGCTTACATGTCCATACCCATTTTAGTCTTTTTGATGGGATTGCTACTCCAGAAGAATTAGTAGACCGAGCAGTTGAACTTGGTATGCCAGCATTGGCTATCACGGATCACGGAACATTATCTGGGCATAGAGAACTGTATCGAGTTGCAAAAGCAAAGGGCATTAAGCCAATTCTTGGTCTAGAAGGATACATGTGTGCAGACATATCTGATAAAAGAGATAAGTCTGAAAGAACAGGTCAGCAAGATCTTGTTTATAATCACATTATCCTTCTAGCCAAAAATAAAATTGGTTTAGAAAATTTAAATAAAATTAGCGAGATAGCATGGACAGATGGCTATTTTAAAAAGCCTAGATTTGATTTTAAGACATTAGAAAAATATAAAGAAGGTATTATAGTTTCTTCAGCATGTCCAAGCAGTGTGCTAGTTAAAGCACTAGAAGAAGAAGAGTTTGCTCTTGCTAAAAAGTATATATCTTGGTTTAAGGAGCAATTTGGCAATGATTATTATATTGAGGTCATGCCACACAATGAAGCACACATAAACAAATATCTTTTAGAACTAGCAGATGAGTTTAATATAAAGGCTATTGTTACTCCAGACTGCCACCATTCTCATCCAGGGCAAAAAGAAATTCAAGAGTTTAAACTAATCATGAATACGCATGCAAAAGTGTCAAAGGATGTAACATATGCTAAGTCAGCAAAACAGTCTGATATGATGCAAAGGCTAGACTTGCTATATGGTAAAGATAGAGAGATTACATTTAATAAGTTTGACATTCATTTACTGTCCTATGAAGAAATGAAGTCAGCCATGAAATCTCAGGGCATTGATAGAGAAGATATATATACAAACACAATACTTTTGTCAAATACTATTGAAGACTATGACATTCAAGAAGGTTTAAACCTATTGCCAGTACAATATAAGAGTCCAGACAAAGAACTTGCTAGGGTTGCTCTTGAAGGTTTGAAAGAAAGAGGTTTGGCTGAAAATCAGGTTTATGTAGACAGACTTAATGAAGAGTTGCAAATCATCAAAGATAAAAAGTTTGCTCCATACTTCCTTGTTGTTAGCAACATGATCAGTTGGGCAAAGAAAGAAGATATATTGGTTGGTCCTGGTCGTGGATCTTCCGCTGGGTCTTTGGTTTGCTACGCATTGAGGATTACTGACATTGACCCCATAAAACATAATCTTTTGTTCTTTCGATTTATTAACCCAGAGCGTAATGATTTTCCAGACATTGATACAGATATTCAAGATACTCGTCGTGAAGAAGTTAAGGATTATCTTGTTAGACAGTATAGGCATGTTGCTTCTATTGCAACATTTTTACAATTTACTGGTAAGGGCATAGTTAGAGATGTTGCCAGAGTTTTAAATATACCTTTGTCAGATGTGAACAAAGTTTTAAAAACAGTAGACTCTTGGGATGATTACTGTACATCAAAATCAACATTAGAGTTTCGTGAAAAATATCCAGAGGTGGAAATATATGGTGAGCAACTTCGTGGTCGTATTAGGGGTACTGGCGTTCATGCTGCTGGTGTTGTTACTAGTAAGGATCCGATCTTTAGGTATGCGCCATTGGAAACTCGTTCTTCTACTGGATCTGATGATCGGATACCAGTTGTTGGAATTGATATGGAAGAGGCTGAAAAGATTGGGCTTATCAAGATTGATGCGCTAGGTCTTAAAACCTTATCAGTTCTAAAGGATACTATTGATATAATTAAAGATAGGCATGGAAAAAAGATTGATCTTCTTAGTATAAAAATGGATGACCATAATGTATATCAAATGCTATCTGAAGGATATACCAAGGGCGTATTTCAGTGTGAAGCAGCGCCATATACAAACCTTCTTGTAAAAATGGGTGTTAAAAATTTGTCAGAACTTGCTGCATCTAATGCTCTTGTTCGTCCAGGCGCAATGAATACAATTGGAAAAGACTATATTGAAAGAAAACATGGACGACAAAATATAGCATATATTCATCAGATTCTTAAAGAGTTTACAGAAGATACTTACGGTTGTATTTTGTATCAAGAACAGGTTATGCAGGCCTGCGTACATATTGGTGGAATGTCTATGTCAGAGGCTGACAAAGTTCGTAAGATTATTGGAAAGAAAAAGGATGCAAAAGAGTTTGATCAGTTTAAAGATAGATTCGTTGAAGGAGCATCTCGTTTTATTACTCCGCATGCTGCTTTAGACTTGTGGCATGATTTTGAGGCTCACGCAGGGTATTCATTCAATAAGTCTCACGCAGTAGCATATTCAACGCTATCCTATTGGACAGCATGGTTAAAGTATTACTACCCACTTGAGTTTATGTATTCTGTATTAAAAAATGAGGGAGACAAAGATGCACGAACTGAATATCTTATTGAAGCGAAGAGAATGGGGATTAGCATTAAACTACCTCATATTAACGATTCGGATATTGATTTTAAAATTGAAGGTAAAGGTATTCGGTTTGGACTCTCGGGGATCAAGTTTATCTCTGATAAGATTGCAGAACGATATATATCGGCACGACCTTTTAAGTCTTATGCAGAACTTGAGCAGTTTACATTCACAAAAGGCAATGGAGTAAATAGTAGAGCGCTTCAAGCACTTAGAGCAATTGGGGCAGCAACATTTCCAGATAATCCAAGAAATGATCAGGAAATAAAAGAAAACCTATATGAGTATTTAAATCTTCCAGAATTTAATATAACAATTCCTTCACACTACTATGCTTTCATTCAAGACATTGTAGACTTTGAAGAAAAAGGATCTTATATTTTTATGGGTATGGTAAAATCTATTAAGAGGGGAACAGGATGGTCACGAGTTGAAATTTTGGACAAGACTGGGTCTGTCGGTATATTCGATGATGAAAATACCACTATTGAGACGGGTCGTTCTTATTTGGTTCTTTGTAATGATAACAGGATTGTATCTTTCATTCCATCTGAGCAAATAAAAGATTCTTCAAGTGCCTTGGTAAAATTTTTAGGGTATAGACAGTTGCCATATAAAGATGATGAAATGTTTGTAGTATCTTTTAAGCCAAGAGTAACAAAGGCTGGAAAGAAGATGGCATCATTAACCCTTGCAGATACAAAAAGAGATCTTCACTCAATAACAGTATTTCCAACATCTTTTGCAAAGGCTTACATGCATATTGAAGAAGGAAAATATTATAAATTTGAATTTGGAAAAACAAAAGACGGAACCGTAACATTGGAGGATGTACATGTCAGTTAGTTTAGAAGAAGCGTTAGCACAACTTGATCCCAAGTTGAGAAAAAGACTTGGAAGCGGTGTCGGTGTTAACTTTGAATACCAACCAACTCCTAGTTTTGGTTTAAATCGTGCACTTGGTGGAGGACTTCCATATGGTCGTCAAGTACTTATTTGGGGTAGCAAATCATCCGCAAAGTCTTCTATGTGCCTTCAAATGATTGCTCTAGCGCAAGCAGAAGGAAAATTATGTGCTTGGATTGACTCAGAAATGTCATACTCAGAGGAATGGGCTCGTAAGATGGGGGTAGATCCAGAAAAATTAATCTACTCACAGGCAAGAACTATAAGCGACATGGTAGATGTTGGAGTTGCTCTAATGAATGCTGGAGTTGATTTAATTGTGGTAGACTCTATTACGTCAATGCTTCCTGCAATATATTTTGAAAAGGACACTGACGAAATGAAGCCTTTGGAAAATACAAAGCAGATTGGAGCAGAGTCTCGTGACTTTAGTAACGCATGGAAAATGCTTAACTATGCTAACAATAAAGTTAAGCCTACTTTGCTTGTTCTTATTAGCCAGTCTCGTAATAACATTAATGCTATGTATACTAGCCAGCAGCCTTCTGGTGGTCAGGCTACTAAGTTTTACTCTTCTTGCGTTATTAAGTTATTTAGTTCCGAGTCAGACAATCAGGCGATTAAAGGAAAAATTAAAGTAGGAGATAAGTTGATTGAAGAAAAAATTGGAAGAACTATTAGGTGGGAACTTCAATTTTCTAAAACATCTCCAGGGTTTCAATCAGGAGAGTATGACTTTTATTTCAGAGGGGACAATGTTGGATTAGATACTATTGGTGATTTAGTTACAACAGCAGAACTAAATGGCGTAATAGAAAGAACTGGGGCATGGTACATGCTTCCAGATGGGACAAAAGTTCAGGGTAAAGAGGCATTTGTTAATCGTGTAAGAGAGGATCTTGACTTGCAAGAGTTTATCAAGAACAAACTAAATGGCTAACTACAGCGTTTATGAAGGCAAGTTTCCTTGCAGAACATGTAAAGAAGAGGTAAAGACAATAAGGGTTTATATGGAAACTGGAATGTCGTCTTGGATGTGTTCTCAAAAACATTTATCAGAAACTCAGTTGTTTAAAGTAGGATACAAAAAGGTAAAAAAGCATGAGTGAAAAATCTGAAAGCAAAAGAATAGGTGCTAAAAAGCATAAGAATTCTGGTAGAAATACTAAGAAGGGCGATGCCACCTGGGAAAACTTTACTGTAGATTTTAAAGAGAACTCAAAATCATTTACACTAAATCAAGATGTTTGGGCTAAGGCCACCACAGATGCTATACGAAATGGCAATGATCCAGCCATAGTAGTCGTACTTGGCGAGGGTAACAAGAAGACCAGACTTGCTATAATAGAGTTACAACTACTAGAACAGATGGTGAAAAATGGAACAGAATAAAACAACAATAGAAATGATAAACGGTTTGTCTGATATAGCAGAATATATGGAGGATGAGGAACTTACAACAGCCCTTACCTTTATTGCTAAGATAATTGTTAAGCCAGACATCCCATTAAATGTGGCTACAGTCGAGATCGTAAGACTTCAGGCTATTGCAGCAAAGATGTCCTTAAGAGCAACTTGGATGGCTAATGTGGATAAGTCAGACAGAGGAAAGAAGAATATTTACTATACAGCAGCAGAGGCAATAAACAATCTTGTATCTGCTTTAAAGTATATAATTCGATAATCTGCTATACTTATACTAACAGAAAGAGAAAAATGACAAAAAATTTACTACATACAGTTATGATAAAAACGGAAGAAAAACCAGTCCACTCTATGGATGTTGATGGGCTTGTGGCAAAAATAAAAGAAGGATACACAATTAATCGTGTAGACAAGCATACAACAAAGAAAACATTTGCTCCATCAACAATATCATATGGCAATGGAGAGTGTGCTAGATATTGGTACCTTGCTTTTGAGGGTCAAATATTTGAAGATAATGCTGATGCGTACGCTGCAGCCAATATGTCTGCTGGAACATTGTCCCATGCTAGAATACAAAATGCAATGATGCACTCTGGTGTGGCAAAAATATTTCGTGATGAAAATAATGAAGCAACGACTGAGTTTAAAATTGTTCATGATGATCCGCCAATTTTTGGTTATGGCGATGTAATGCTTAACTGGCAAAATGAAGAGTTGGTTGGCGAAATAAAAACAATGATGAATGAAGGTTTTGAATACAGAAAAGCATCTGGTAAGGGCAAGTTGGGACACTTGATGCAACTTCTTATTTATATGAAAATTTTAAAGAAACCAAAGGGTGTTTTGATTTATGAAAATAAAAATAATCATGAACTTCTTTTGATTCCTGTTGAAGTAAACGATCATTACCGTCGGTGGGTAGACCAGGCATTTGATTGGATGAGGACAGTTAGGAAAGCGTGGGAAAATAAAACCCTGCCAACCAAAAACTATAGATCTAACTCCAAGATATGCAAGTCATGCCCAATTCAAAAAGCATGTGAGTCTGCAGGGACAGGCGTAATTAAAATACCGCCCCTGGAGACATTAAGTGAGACATTGTAATTTTTGTGACAAACAGTTTGATCAGTCAGTATCTTATCAGATATATTGTTCTGTTGATTGTAGGGACCTTGCAACAAAAGAAAAGATTGCTGCAAGGTATCTACAGTCTAAAAGATTAAAAAGAAAGGGCAAAACTAGACTTTGCAAATCGTGTTCTATGCCATTATCAATATATAATGATTTTCAAATTTGTTCTTCCTGTGCAGTAAATCCAGATGCGGTTGCAAAAGCAATAAAAAAAATTAAGGATAAATCAAATGACAAAAAATAAATGGGGAATGAATGTATTGCCCAAAACTATATGTTCTATTGATGCCAGTACGAACAGTTTTGCATTTGCTTTATTTGATACGCAACAAAAAACACTGGGTATTGTGGGGAAAATTAAATTTGAAGGAAATGATATTTATGAAAAGGTTACAGATGCTGGCAAAAAAACTAAAGCGTTTTTTGATTATTACGGCGGATTTGAGGCAATCGTAATTGAACATACTGTGTTTATGAACAGTCCAAAAACTGCTGCAGACTTAGCCCTAGTTCAGGGTGCAATCCTTGGATCAGCAGGTCAGAGTGGAACTAAAACAATAGGTAAGGTAGCACCAATTACTTGGCAAAATTATATAGGTAATAAAAAAATATCAAAAGAGGAACAGTTAATAATTAGATCTCAAAATCCAAATAAGTCCCTATCCTGGTATAAAGGGCACGAAAGAAACTTAAGAAAAGAAAGAACAATTAGATTTATTAATACAATATATGATAGAAGCATAGATGATAATGATGTTGCGGATGCTTGTGGAATTGGGCACTGGGCTATAAATAATTGGGGCAAGGCCATATGAAAATTTTAGTATCAATAATTTCATACAAAGAAGGAGATCTTTTGGGGACAGTTTTAGACTGTTATGAAAAAGCAAGCAACAAAGAAAGCCTTTTATTTTCTATTGTTGAAGAGCACTATCCAGAATTTTATTCAGATTTAAGTTTTGTTCCAGAAAATCAGATGTTGTATCGAAGATTTGATTTATCAAAGTACAGGGGGATTCTTTGGGCTAGAGACTTGACAACAAGGAATTTGCCATCTCACTATGAATATGACTATGTTTTATTTATTTGTGGTCATACAAGGTTTGAAGAAGGTTGGGACATAATATGTTTGTCTGAGTACGAAAAAGCAAAAAATAAATCGGTAACGAATAAAGCAGTTTTAACATTATGTCCACCAGACTTTGAATATAACGAAGACTGGTCAATTAAATATAAAAACAAAGTGAAAACAAATTTATACCACCCATCAATAACTGGATGGGATCCAAGAACTCAGTCAACATCGGACTTTATTCCAGGATACTGGTTTCCAATTGGGCATGCTCCACCAGAAGATAATGATGTTCATGAAAATTATTGGGTTCACTTTACATGGTGTTTTGCAGATAAGTCTTATGTAGAAGAAGTTCCATTAGATCCAGAGATGAACTTTAACGGAGAAGAGCCATATGTTTCTTTACAGTCATGGGGTAGAGGCTGGAGAATGTTTGCTACTTCAAAAATTTTTGCATATCACCATTTATCTAGACAGTATCCAGGGGAAAAGTTAAGTAGATATAATACTGCAAGGCCATGGGCAGACGATAAAAAAAATGATCATTGGGAGCACTCAAGAAAGGCTATGCTAAAACTAAATATGTTATTTTCAGGAAAACTAGAAGGAAAATATGGTGGAATATCATTAGAAACTGTACAAGAGTATTGTAGAAAAAGCGGTATAAATCTTAAATGGACAGAATATAATGCAGATTATGACAAAATTGATGGATATCAGCACATGTCTGGCATTAAAAATAATGCTCCAGTTACTAGAGAAGAACTAGACTGGAAAATCCCAGGAGTTGACAGATAACCATATGGCTGCTAAACTATATACAAGCGAGGTTTTTATGCGTAAGCGTTATGTTATGGATAAAAAATCTCCAGAAGAAATAGCAAAGGAGTGTGGGGTAAGCGTGGAAACTATCTATGTATATCTTGCTAAATTTGGATTAAGGAAGTCTAAAAGATGAAAAAAATACTATTGCCTATAATTATATTGATTGGATCCCTGTCTTCTTTGGCAGCAATATCTCTAATTCGTTTGTCTAAAAATATGGAAGACTGGGAACTAGCGTGGGATGAAGATGGAGAAGATAATGAGTTCTGAGACACAGTTTACAATTGGTCAGGTTTGTGATGAAATAAAGCATATGCTTATTGAAAAAAATAAATCATATGGTGACTCCGCTCTTAACCCTGTTAGAATTTTTTCTACTTCTGATAGTGTAGAGCAACTTCATGTTCGTATTGATGATAAATTATCTAGAATAACTAGAGGTGGGTCTTATATTGGAGATAATGACATTGATGATTTAATTGGATATCTAATACTTTTAAAAATTGCAAGGGACCTAGATGATGTCAACTGAAGATGATTTAGTTAAACATTTAGATCAAGTAAATCAGGTAGTAGAAGAGTATTTGAAAGGTAATGACCCTACAGTAATTTCAAAAGAATTAGATATTCCAAGAACTAAAGTGGTCGCACTTATCAACGAGTGGAAGGTTATGGCATCTGCTAATGATGCTATCCGTGCTCGTGCTAAGGAAGCACTAGCAGCAGCAGATACACACTATAGCAAATTGGTATCTCGTACATACGAAGTTATTGATGAAGCATCAATGACAAATAATCTTAGTGCAAAAACTGCAGCAATTAAACTAGTTATGGATATTGAATCTAAAAGAATTGACATGTTGCAAAAAGCAGGACTGCTAGAAAACAAAGAACTTGCAGAAGAAATGATTCAGATAGAAAGAAGACAAGAAATTTTAATGTCAATTCTTAGAGATATAGCATCAGAACATCCGCAAATTCGTGACGAGATTATGCGTAGGCTTTCTGATATTGCTAAAAAGGATGAAGTGATTACAATTGTCCATGATGTTTGATGATTTTCTTGAGGCATTAAAGGATAATCATTTTGAAGAAACTCCAGTAGATGCTAAGACATTTGTAGAGTCTCCAGACTACTTGGGTCAGCCAGCATTATCAAATATTCAATATGACATAGTTGAAGCAATGAGTCAGATTTATCGTAAAGAAGATCTTCAACAAATAATGGGCGAAGAAGAAGGTGCAAGATATTTTGAAAAATTTACTAAGAATGAAATTATCCTCCAACTTGGTAAGGGCAGTGGAAAAGATTTTACTTCTACTGTTGCTTGTGCTTACATTGTGTATAAGTTATTATGCCTTAAGGACCCAGCCAGATATTTCGGCAAACCCTCTGGGGATGCCATAGACCTAATCAATGTTGCTATTAACGCACAGCAGGCTAAGAATGTTTTCTTTAAAGGTTTTAAAACAAAGATCGAAAAGTCACCATGGTTTGCTGGTAAGTATGAAGCAAAAGTGGATTCAATTGGATTTAATAAATCAATTACTGTTTACTCTGGCCACTCAGAGCGTGAGTCTCATGAGGGTCTAAATCTTTTGTTGGCAGTTCTTGATGAGATTTCTGGTTTTGCATCTGAAGTTGGAACAGGAAACGAACAGGGAAAGACTGCTGATAACATTTATAAAGCGTTTCGTGGATCAGTAGACTCTCGTTTCCCTGATCTTGGCAAGGTTGTTCTTCTTTCATTTCCACGATACCCAGGAGACTTTATTTCAGAAAGATATGAATCCGTTATTGCAGAAAAAGAAATTGTAGAAAGAACTCACGAATTTATAATTAATCCATTGCTTCCAGATACAGATGCGGATAATAAATTTGAAATTACATGGGATGAAGATACAATTGTTTCATATAAATACCCTGGAGTATTTGCTTTAAAAAGACCTACATGGGAAGTAAATCCTACTCGTAAAATTGATGATTTTAAAATTGCTTTTATGACAGACCTTGGAGATGCAATGATGCGCTTTGCATGCGTACCAACTTTTGCTTCAGATGCATTTTTTAAGCAGGCAGACAAAGTAAGAGCCTGTATGACACTAAGAAATCCTGTGGATAACTTTAAAAGGTTTGATGAGTCTTTTAGACCAGATCCAAATAAAAAATATTATGTACATGCTGACCTTGCACAAAAACATGACAAGTGTGCTGTAGCAATTGCACATGTTGAAAAATGGGTAAACATTCAGGTAATCAATAACTATGAGCAAGTTGCTCCAGTTGTAGTTGTAGACGCTGTCGCTTGGTGGGAGCCAAAGGTAGAAGGGCCAGTAAATTTATCTGAGGTAAAACAGTGGATTCAAAACCTTAGAAGAATAGGTTTTGATATAGGCATGGTTTCATTTGACCGTTGGCAATCATTTGATATCCAGAATGAACTAAAGCAAGTTGGAATGAAGACTGATACAGTTTCTGTTGCTAAAAAGCATTACGAGGATATGGCTATGCTTGTTTATGAAGAAAGATTAGTAATGCCTGCAATCGATCTTTTGTTTGAAGAGTTGACCCAATTAAAAATAATGAAAAATGATAGAGTTGATCACCCTAGGAAAAAGTCAAAAGACTTGGCCGATGCTGTGTGTGGTGCTATTTTTGGAGCAATATCATATACTCCAAAAACCCTAGACACTGAAGTAGAGGTTCACACTTTTAGCGATAGGCCAAAGCAGGTTGACAAACTTCCTGAGAATGTGATACACTATAAGTCTAGTCAAATAGAAGATATTAAAGACTATTTGGATAGGCTAAAAACAATATAAACCGAATGAATAATAAAAGGAGAAAAATGAATTCATTTAAGAAGATCGCTCTCGTCATGGTTGCAGCCATGGGCTTGGGCACACTAGTAGTGACACCTGCAAGTGCCAATACCGTTTCTGTAGACGTAACAACAGAAATTTCTGGCTCAGGTACTGCAGCCTCACCATTCACAGTTAAGGTTCCATCTGACAACGTAGTAAGCGTTGCAGACACCACAACTGTAACAAACAACGAAGCATTGCTTCTTACTGCAACTGTAGTTGCTGGAACACCAGTAACATTTACAGCAGTAGGCGCAAACACTCGCCTCGTCTCTGCAATTGGTTCAACAGTTAGTGCATCTGCTGGATCCTCATCAATCACAGTCACACCTGCTTCAACAACAGCGACTGTCTATGCATATACAACTACAACTGCTGCTTCTGCAGTTACAGTTTCTGTAACTGGTGCAGCAACAACACTATATCTTAAGGGTGTTGCAGGTCCTGCATACGATCTTAAGATGTCAATTCCTGCTTCAGGAAACATTTCTGGTAAGGTAACTGCAACTCTTGATGTTGCTGATATCTTTGGAAACGCTGTTGCTGATACAGTAACAGTAACCACTCTTGGTGGTGCAACTGCTGGAACAGTCACTGCTGATGCTCTTGTAACAGGTCGTTACACATCAGACATTACACTTCCTGCTACTGCTGGAACCGTTGCTGTTGGTGCATCTATTACTGCACCTACATCAGTTCCAACAATTAAGTTGGCCACAACTTCACAGACTGCAATCGTAACAGTTTCAGATCTTGCTGGAGCACTCGCAACTGCTAATGCTGCAC